GGCAGATACTGTGCCAAAACGAGAGGCAGAAAATGCTATGAATATGGCACTTGCAAGACTTAGATCTGGAAATGTTCAACAGTTTTATGCAACAACAACTCCTGAAGGACATGGCTGGGCATTTGAAACATTTGAAAAAAATAAAAAGTCTGACACTGGATTGATTCAGGCAAAGACTGCTGATAATCCTCACTTGCCCGATACATTTATTCCATCTTTGTATGAAAATTATCCACCGCAGTTAATCAAGGCTTATCTGCTAGGACAATGGGTTAATTTAACCAGCGGTCAAGTTTATGATCGTTTTGACCGTAATCATCACGTCATCAACAAAATACCGTTTGATATCAAGATGGAAACCCTTTTGATTGGTATTGATTTCAACGTCATGAACTGTAATGCCGTTGTCGGTGTAAAAGATGGAAATAAGTTAGTAATTATTGATGAAATATCAAGACAAAATGATACAGATGCGTTGGCACAAGAAATTAAAAGACGCTACCCTTCAAACAGAATCTTAGTTTACCCTGACGCAAGTGGTTCAGCACGTTCAACGATTAACGCATCAAAGACAGATATCGCCATACTCACAAGTTACGGCTTCAGTTCAATGGCTCTCAAGAGCAACCCCTTTATCAAAGATAGAGTTGCAACCGTCAATGCGTTATTACAGAACGGCAAAGGGGAAAGACGTTTGGCGATTCATGCCCGTTGCTCTCGTTTGATTGAGTGCCTCGAATTGCAGAGCTACGATGAAAAGACAGGCGATCCTGATAAACAGAATGGATATGACCATCATGTCGATGCGCTTGGATATTTAATTTATAGAGAATTCAATATTCTTTATGGTAGGGCAGGCAAGCCAACTGGTATTAGAATATATTAAAAGTAATGGTACTATGAGGAAAAACCGTGTATAGCTCTCTGAATATTTACAATCAGCCTGTAACATTAGCTCCTACAACGGTTGCAAGTCCTAATGCTGCCTATCAAAGAATGGCTAATTTCTGGGGTTTGGTTGAAGATTTGAAAGAAGGAACATACAAGATTAGGAGTGAACATAGAAAATATTTAAATCAAGAACCAAGAGAAACTGACGATGCGTATGACACAAGATTGGCAAGATCAACAGTAGTTCCATTTATGCAAAGAATTGAAAAGATGCTTTCAGGTATGTTAGTCAGAAAACCTATCAGACTTGATGATGTATCTGATTTAGTTAGAGAGCAGTTATTTGATGTAGACCTTGAAGGTAATGATCTTAATGTCTGGTTATATCAGACAGCTAGAGTTGCAATTTCTTTTGGTCATGTTGGTGTTCTTGTTGATGCCCCGAAAGATGGAGAAAAGGCTAGGCCATATTGGGTTACTTATGCGCCAAAAGATATTCTTGGCTGGAGGACAGAAATTATTGATGGTGTAAGAAAGTTAACTCAACTGCGATTGATGGAACAGGTTGTTGAATCTGATGGTAAATATGGAGAAAA